TAGGATTTCCACATCTCCGATCCGACCAGAGGCAAAGCCTCCAGTCAGCTAATTAGCGTCCAACTCAAGGCCGTAGAAGCCGTAACCTGTCAGGGTGCATTCCCAGGACACGATACTCGTAACTTCGATTGACTCGGTGTAGCCGGTCAATGTGCCGTATCCGAATACAGTCTCAGTGGTTCCTGTAGGGCCAAGACGAGCAAACTTAACACGAAGGCTGTCTGCCACTGTGTTCTGCTCAGTCAAACGCAGGACCTGGTAACCAGCATCCTTAAAGTCAGCCACGCCAGCAAGAGTCAAGCTGAAGCTCTTGGTGGTAGCAACGGACTGGTTGAAACCTTTTGTTTCGTCGTCATAAGTATAGACGTCTTCTGAACCGGTGTCAGACTCAAGGGAAGCGTTGGTCAGTCCACGCATCAGGAACGGAGTGTCCGTACCATCCATAGCCAAAGCGCTGCTGTCAGCGGTAAAGATTCCATTGCTGTAGCTAACGGAAGCGTTGATAGGCTGAATAGTCGTGTTGTCGATGAAACCGCCAGCTCCAAGACCGGATGAGCCGATCACGGTGTCTACCGCCACGCTCTGTGACGCCAGAGGCATGAGGTAAACTTTGTAGCCAAAGGCGGCGCTGAAATTAGCCATAATAATTTAGGGCAAAGGGACAGAGTGGCGGGCTCGCCCCACCTATATCTTATTCTGCCAAAGATCTTGGTAGACTGTAAAATGCCTTTTATACCAGGATTGGCTTGTCAGAGGGGACAGTAATCATCGTTTGAGCCTTTGCTCCTAGGCCATCAGCGACCGCTACGGTCTCCATGGACCTAGCTCCGCTAAAGATTTCCAAACACCGAGTAGCTCCTAATGTCATATCCCCTCCATTAGCCGGTTCCCAGCAAATTAGAAAGATACGCCAAGAAGTTTCAATGTTAGAAGAGCCGTAGTAGTCCACTCGTCGCAGGTCTGCAGCGTCGTGTATGATGCACTCAAGGCCTGTGATCTTGTCTATACCCGGCATATCACCTCCAGGGCTCTGAATGCTCACTGCAGGCAGCTCCTGCCCTCCTATAAAGCGGTACTGACCCAAGTACGACATGAACTGGGTATCAGCCGTTAACGTGCTGTAGATCTTTTCCGGAGAATCAGGGAAATTCTGAGTTGACACGAGACTGCCCACAAGGTTGTCTATATGCTTCCTGGGCCCTGGAACCCTATCGCAACAACGCTTGAACGCTTATGAAGCCCTCGACCCCCGGCCTCAAGTTAAACGTTGTTGTTACCATGTGATGACAAACGTTAGTTTCCCTCTCTTCGAGAGCCCACACGACTACGTTTTTAACATGACTACCCTGAATAGCTCCCAGGCCAAGCGTATCTGGAGGGCTGCTATTAAAGAATCTTGGAATAACCGCTGTGCCTATTGCGGTAACCCTCCGATCGACGACAAATCCTTGACAATTGACCACGTCAAGCCTAAAACTAGTGGTGGCGAAGACCGCACCACGAACTGTATCCCCGCCTGTCGGCGCTGTAATGCAGGGAAAGGATCCGAAGAATGGATCGCTTGGTTCCGTATGCAGAGCTTCTATACCCTCGAGGCAGAGGTTCGCATCCAGAAATGGCTCAAAAGCGGTCTCGTTGAGTTCGGGGACGAGGAAGACTCGCAATGGTTGGATGATTTCATCGAAACGATATCAGCATAAGGGGAGACTGATGTTCTCCTCAGCTGCTACTTCGTCCCTGACAGCAGGGATCTTGACTTTTACTGTCTGACCGCATGGTGACGTCATCTCCAGTATTTGGTTACTGACACAATGCTCTGCCATCAGGAAGCCAGTAACTGCAGTCTCGCTAACAGTAGGCGCCAGGATGACAGCATTCGGGTGCAAGAACGCGACCAAAGTAGGGATATTCTTTCCGCGGTTCTTGTTTAGCTCCTTGAAGCAGAACAAAGCCCATGTAGGATACAGCTTATTCTCGATAAGCCATAGAGCTGCGGCGCCATAGCGTTCAGCAGGAGCATTCTTGAATTCTTTTGGCTGATACAGGTAGAAATCTTCCATTTCAAATGGCGTCTTTCTTTTCTTATGATCCCTGTTAAGGTTAGCCTGCTGAGCTGCCAGCATGGCAATAGGACGCTCGTTCTTGTGGGACTCAATCTGAGACATCCTCGCGCAGTGCCAGTAAGCGCTCAGGACATATTCATAGGGCAACCGATGAAAGTTTTCGTACGTAAACTCAGGATCGCCCTTAAAGTACCCCTTGAGCACCCAGTAGGCTTCTTCTATGTTGAACGAAGTGCTCTCATCGGAGCCTACTTTTTTTCAAGCGCATCAAGAGCGTCGGCACTGCCTTCAGAGTTGTCTTCATCGCTAAGCATCATGCCCTGCAGGCGCACAGTGGAGCGATTCTCCTCGTCCACATAGAGACGCGAAAGGTCATCAAGAAGGTCAGGATGCAGGTCCATGATCGAATCTGCATTGATGTTAGGGTCCACTCGATAGACAAGGAGGCAGAAAGCTTGCACAAGCTTCTTGCGCTCTTCTATAGTGGTCATAGCAGACAAGACCTCGTTGATCTCATCGGAGTAATTGTCAAATACCTTCTGGGCTAGCTTGTGGGTCATAGTACCCTGCATTACCTCAGTGAGCAGTTCATACGCCGCTTGCATGTCGAGCTTACAAGAAGCGCCCACCTTACGGGTCAAACGAACTAAGACCTGAGTTGAATCATCATCGCTAACCTGTTGCTGTACAAAAGTCTTCTCTGCTGTCGTCAGGTAGCCCCTTCTTATGACCTTGAGTTGCCCTGACTCTTCTGATCCGACGATTTCTTCCTTAGGCTGCAACCGTGGTTCAACGATGAATGGAAGTTTTGCCATGAGTCTCGTGGTAATCGGTATATCTTACCTATCGCCACTTCTGCTAATTGGCGTTCCTGAAGAAGGAGGCCTTCCAGTCGAATGGAGGCAATGGTCCAGAAGCCTTCCCAAGAGTCGCTGAAACCCAAGGACGGCCAGGAATATAGACCAGGTCTATATCTGTATTACCGTAAGGGTGTATGTACCCTCCATTGTGAATTAAATTGGCATATGCCGCTGCATAGCCGATGGTAATAGCACCTGCCGCGAAAGAGGCTCCGCCTGATCCCATCAACGTTCCAGTGTCGATAATGTTGCGAGAACCTGTCGTCCATCCCCATCCCGCGCCCATCATAGCCTTGAGGTGAGCATCCAGTTCAAGAGTTACGCCGGCTAAAGCACTCATAGACTTCTGCTCAAGCCTGCTGAACAGTTCATCTCCTCTTTGCTCGGAATTACCGATGTCCAAGTGCATGTAGAACCTAGGCGCCGGTATCACAGGAAGCTCGAACACCTGCTTCTGTTTGGAAGCTTCCTCCACATCACCAAGCAACTCCTCGAACATAGCCTTGGTTTGCAGAATGGGGTCATTCTTACGCATTAGTTCTGGACCTCACCACCTGTTAGCTGAAGCTGAACACCAGCGATTTCGCTGTAAATGATCTCGTCAATCCCTACGCCACCAAAGATACCGCTCGAGCGCTGCACTCGGCTATTTAAAATCGGGTCATTGCCGAACCGGAACGGCACTTCCGTACCAGTTTTCATCCAAGGATACTGCTCTGTGACCTCCAGGAAGACCAGTGAGTCCTCGTCCGGTACCTCCAGGCTATAGCCAGAGCCTACAGGCGTGTACTCAAGGGAATACCCGCGGTAATAGAATTGGTCACCAGAGGCACCAGGCATCATTAATCCATCCAGTTGGCTCTCCAAGGGGATCCTCTTAGAACCCGAGGACACTCCGGAGTACTGGATTCGCTTCATCCAGGTCTTAACCAGATAACTCTCAGTCGTTGTTTCTTCAAAGCGACCATTGACATTAGCAATAGTCGGCACACCAGGGAACAAGACCCTGGAATTGATATAGGGGTAGAGAGGAGAGCGCCCGGCCATGGATCAATTCCGAATCCATTTAGACTTCCAAGTCGCGCCAGATCCTCTCCTTACGTCGAGTCGCTAGCTCAGGCTTCGCCCTCGCCCCGCGTACCAGGTGAGTCAAAGGACATTTCAAGGATCATACGAAAGAAGTTATCGCGAAGATCTTTAAGGTGTTCTTGTTCTTCTGCTGGCCGTGCCGGACTACCAGGCCATAAGCGAATTGCTTCACAGATAGCATAGTAAGTAGTTTTAACATCTTGATCTGACATTTCGATATCAAATCCGTTGTACTCCATTTCTTCCATGGTAGTTATTTACGGTTACGACATTCTTGGCAGGATGAAATTTCACCTGTACCAATAATCTTTGCGTACCTTGCATTCATACGAGCAAAGGATTCGCAACCAGTACACCAAACCTCACAGGTATCTTCTGATCCGACTGCACGGAGAAGTTCACCAAGGGGGCCTTCCTGCATTTCGGGATGGATGTTGTCAGACATGAGATCCTGTACTGAATTGTACCACCAGGATACCAAGAGGGCCATCAGAGCAGAACTCAACAGAACCGCTTTATACCCCATTTCAATATGATGAGAACTACTAGTATCACAGAGATATGACCTAGATCTAAACCAATATTATTACTGTCGGGATCCCTAGGGCCAATTTCCACCTGTGTAGTCATCATGACCGAATTAACCGTGCACTCCCATAACCACCTAGTACTCCACCACCAGGACCATTAGGATTCAATGAACCAAGACAACTACAGAACGCAAAATAGTTCCATAACTCATACCGGATCTTTGCTTTCTCTTTCTGTGGACCAGTCATCCCACTCTTACCACCTACAACTTCCCACTCCAATACATCAGCCTTCACCAATACCTTCCCTTCCGTATCCCCAGTGTTCTGATTTGTATCCGCATCATCCGCTGCCTCATACTGATCCAATAACTCCCTGACCCTTAAAACCGCCTCAGGACTCATGTCCTCTAACTGGTTCATGCAATTCTGACAACAGTCCAAGACATACGTCCCAAACGGTAACATCAATGCCTCAATAACCCGCAAATCATCCCCAGCTACCCAGTTCCCAGTCGTGTCCAATGCCATGAGTCGGTACAATAGCCAGTCAGACATAGTGTTCCAGGCGTTAGAATGATGACAAAGGAACAAAACGCAATGAATAGACTCTGCCTCGCTTTACTTATTGCTGTCCGATGCCAAAATCAAGAAGCTGTCTCCCAACTACTCCGGCGGCTCTACCATGACTTCGAAGAACAAGCCGTTAAACCAGTCCTTAACCGTACCATCTACCTCATGACACCCAGAGAACGTGACTGGATGAAGTCGCTCTACTGAACACTGGTTTGTCCCCGATAAAATGGGTTTGGGAATTTTTGAAAAATTTTCAGGGGGGTGGGTCTGTGGCACGCTGACTCGGAGTCGGGGGTGGGGGGTTGTTACGTTCTGTTACGATCTGCTACAGGTATCTAGTTGAGCCATGGGATGTGAAGGGCAGCTCACATCATAGCACATGACTCATGACTTAAGCTTGCCCTACTGTAGCATAGATTGTTTCTTTAATATGTTTTGTTTTTCATTTTGTGTTTGATTGAATGGGTGCCTGTGGTACTGATGTATGTACATTGCCTGCTACATTGATGCCAATGCATACACATGTAATACTTAACAACAATAACATTAGCATGCGATGGGTATGCCTACCCTTAGCTACCCCACCCCTCCCCTGTGCACGGTGTACCCACTCCTCCATCTGATACACCAGTGCATCAAGGGCATCACCTCTACTGTCCACCAGCATGGCATACACCTCCCTCTCATCCTTCTCTGTTATGCAGCCTGTAATATAAAGATAATGCAATGTGTTAAGGCCTTGCTCTAGTGTAGCCATGGGGTGTGCTGTGCTGTGTACTCCTACAGTATAGGGCATATACCCTACCCCACCCCACCCCTATGTAGTACTCTGTTACATTAAGATATGTTAATTAAATAAATGATCGTGGTCTGGCCCGCTGGTCATTGATCACGGTCACACCTGGATTCTGGATGTCTGTGCCTGTGTCTAGGACTTGGTACACGCAGCGCAGCTGGTAGGTCAGTAGCTCAGGCACCCATACGTTGACGAAGTTGCAATGGGTGGGAAGGGAGAGTAGGAGCCTACGGTTGGATGCTACTTGATCAGCGATTGATTGAGTCATGATTTTAAAAATGGGGGTTAGTGAGGGAAAGGATTCTTAGCGCTTAAGGTTGTAGATCAGGGAGAGAACCTCCTTAGCGGCGTCTTCGTTGCCCTCCTTGATCAGCTCGAGGGCGAAGAGTTGCAGGTCGTTGATCTGTTTCTTAGTCATGGGTGGTTCCCTTGGGTTGGATTAATTGTAGCACATCTGATCGTGGTCTGGCCCGCTGGTCAATTGTTCACGGTCACACCTGGAT